ACCAGATCGGGTATCGGTTCAGCCGTGGCCACCACTTCCACCACCGGCGTATTCGTCACCAGCTCCTGCGCCAGCGCCGGCGCGCCGAAGCAAAGCACCAACAGAATCAACATTATCAGAACCGAACGCATCCTCATCATGGCTCACCTGTCCTCGTAATTGTTGTCAGATGATCTGACTATGCCATTGTCGTCAAAACTTAGTGAACAACTGCCTTAAGACAGTCTTGATGCCATCCGGAGCGGGGAGCTGCGGGGATTACGTTTTCCTAAATGCTCAACTCGCCGGCACAACCGTCACTTCGCTGGTCGCCAGCTTCACCGCCGTCTTGCCCACCACCACCTCGTGCTCCTGCACCCACCCCCAGATCGGCTTGCCGTTATGCACGAACCGCACCCCGATCCAATCCTTCTTCCAGCCGCGGATCAGCTCCACGTTTTGCCCCTCGGTTGCGATCTCCACCCCGATCCGGTTGGCCTCCGTCGCGATCGTCCGGTCATACACATGCGCGTGCGTCACCAGCGCCTTCATAAAATCGCCGTGCCATTCCGGGTCGTTCGGCGTGGGGAAGGGGTAGTTGCTCTGCTGGGCGATTACCTCGTTAAATTTATTCGCCAGCGTCACCGCGAACTCGCTCGCCACCGTCTGTATCCATTCCGTGCTCTTCGTCCCCAAGCTCGCGTCCAGCTCGTCGATCCGCTTCACGAACCGTCCCTCCGCGTTCTTGATCTCCGTCAGCACGTTTCGCGTCCCGTCCTCCACCACATGCTTCAGCACCTTGTAGTCTTCTTCCTTCTGCTCTTCCATCTTGTCCAGCGACGCCAGAAAGGTTTGCCCCTGCTTGGTCAGCTCGCGGATCATCCCCAGCAGCTCCGAACGCTCGCGGATCTCCGCGTTCTGCCGGCTCAATCGGCTCTCAGCATCTTGCAGCCGTAGCTTGTTGTCCATCTCCTGCTGCTCCGCCTTGGTTTTGATCTGCGTGCGGCTGCTGTACACCCACACGCCCACAATGGCCAGCAGGATATTAAACACCAGTGAGATTGTGACTTCAGATGCCATCGGACAATCCTTTGCTTATCCGTCAATAGTCGCACGGTTGAAAATAAACCACGAACCGGTGCCGTCCAACACACATAAATATTCCGGCGGGCGTATCGGCTGCAACCAGATCACATACCGCTCAACCCGCATTGTCCGCGTCTCATACAAGCCCGTCGCGCCGTCCAGCACCTCAATGCTGAACGTGTGGTTGATCGGCAGCATCCCGCTCACCGGTGCGCTCACCGTCACCTCGTAGCCCGCCGTACCCTGCGCCTCGCCCTCCGCCGGCAGCATCATACTCAGCGCCAGCACGAGCACGAAGATAATCACAATCCTCAACATCATCGCCTCCTTAAGTGGGTACAATCGCTCTCGCCACCGCCAGCACCCGTGTGCTCGCGTGGATGAACCCATGTGACGTGTTTACCACTGACGTGCTTCCGATAACGACCTGCACCAGATCGCTCCCCGTAGCTTCCTCACATTCGAACTCGATCAAATGCTCTTGGTAAATCCCGCCCGCCGCTTCAATGATGTATGGCGAAATGTCCAGCGACACATTCACCGCCGCGTTGCTTGGCCCCCATGGGCCTCCAAGCGCTATCGTTACATTCACCCCGTTGATGAATAGTCGAATATTGCGCGGATAATTGGTGCTTTCACGTACCTGAAAAGCATATGAACCCAAGAAAGAATCGTTGGGGGCGAGGCCGTTGTAGTGGTCGAAGGTGGTTGTCGCGCTCAGTGGCCGGGTGCGGAAGTTCAGTTTGACGCTGATGATGTCCAACACCTCATTATCAATCAGCAGTGGGAAGCTCGCCCGCTTTTGCCAGTAACTGGCGCTGCCCCACTGCACCGTGTCCCATGAGCTTTTTTCATATGCCGTGACGATGTTCTGCACACTGACGTTCCGTGCCTCCACCGACTCGACCACTTCCACCATCATCTCTTCCGCCGTCTTCGGCAGCCGGTCAATCGTGCTCACCTCGAAGTCGTAGCGAATGCCCGAATCGCTGATGTTCCGCTGCACCGCCATCACCCACAGATCCTCGTCCACGTCGATGTACGTCAGCTCGTCGCTCATGGCCGTCTCCAGCCCCCGGATCGGCACAATCCCACGATATGTCAAACGTACCAGTTCGCCCGGTCGAATCTTCAGCCGCGCCTTCTGCACGCTTAGCGCATACGTCACCAACGCCTCGCGTCGTCGTGTTAGGTCCGCCATCGCAGCGTCCGCCAGCGCGTCGCTCGCCAACTGCCGTGCCAGATCGCTGTTCGCCACCGGCGCGATCTCCTTAAACGTCGTCACCTCTTCCCAACGGTCGCCGCCCGCGCTCGCGTCAATCGCGTACTCTTCGATCCCGAAGTCATTCACCCGCCGGTAAATGGGGTAGGTGGGGATGATCCCCGCTCGATAAATGGAATTATCGGAAGCGTTCAAAATCCGGTAGCTCGTGTCTTTCAGCGTCGTCGCCGCGCTGCCTTCGCCCGCGCCCAATGGGATCATGTAGTTCACGATCTCGTCGTCGTCTTCCGTCACGCTGATCTCGTCCACCAGCACGATCTCGTCCGCGTCGTACAGCTCGCGTGTGATGCTGCTCGGTGGTTTGATCAGCCGCACTTGCAGCCCGCTGTCCGTCGTCGCCGCCGTCCCGAACGCCCCCACCTCCAGCACGCGCGGCGTCTCCCCGTTGCGGAAATGGACGCCCAACTCCTCCACCGTCCGCACCAGCGCCTTCAGCACCTTCGCCCCGTCATACCGTGCCGTTTGCAGCCGTGTCGCCGTCGCCGTCTCATAGCTCACCGTCCAGCCGCCCACCAGCTCCACCAGATCGTCGATGATCGTCTCCACCGTCTGCGCCTCATACGTCCGCCCCAAGCCCACCGTGGGCCGCCGCAGCTCCGTCAGCAGGTCGCGCCCTTCGATGTTCAGCCCGATCCCGTTTTCGCGCTCTTCCACCTTCCGCCGCAAAATCAGCCCCGCCCCCCACAATTGCGGGGTTTCCGCGTCCTCCTGCACATAAATGCGCACCTCGTTCCCGCGCACCAGATACGTCAGCGCTCGCTCGTCGCTGGCCGGGCATTGCAAATTAAAACTCCCCGCCTCGTCCAGCCGCTCCCGCACCCCCGCGCTGATGATGGCCGTCACCGTCGTCAGCTTGCTTCCCGCCGGGTTGTAAACATCCGCCCAGACGCGCATCATCCCTTCCTTGTTGCGATCAAGGCGTCAATCTGCGCTTGCTGCTTTTCGATGATCGCCCGCAGCGCGGCGATGCTGTTCGCGTCGCTGATCTCCACCTTCGTCTCCAGCGCGGCCTTCAGCTCCGCTGCTTTCGCCTCGCGTTCAATCGCCGCCGCCTCCGCGTCATACGCCTTCACCAGCGCCCACGCCTCTTTCTGCTGCGCCTCGGTTGCATCCGCTCCGAAGTCGATCCGGTCGATCTGGTCGCCCTTCGCCGTCGCCACCCCGTCCACCGGGATTCCCGCCTTCAGCAGCAGGTCATGCACGTCCGCCACCTGTATCTTCGCCATCCTCATTCGCCTCCTTAAGCTGCCAACTGCCCGATGCCGCCCATTTGCAAGCTGCCCGGCACACCCGCGTCTCCGTAGATCGTCGCCGTGCTGCCGTTCCCTTGCTCCGTCAGTTGCAAATAGTGGTAGCCGATGCCGGGATAACCGCGATATTCCGAGATGCCCACCTGCGACGCCGCCGCCGAAGCGGTCAGGGATCGCAGCAGCGCGTTGTTCGCGTTCGTCGCGTCCAGCGCGATCCCCGGTGTCACCCCCTGCGTGATCGAGGTCAGGTAGTGCCGCAGCTCCACGATCTCCTCATTCACCCCGATGATGAACTGCACCCGGTTATTCGTGCTGTTATTCAAACTGCGGTAGCTGGCCGTCGCGTATGTCCAGCTATCCGTGCTGTCCGTCACCAGCAGCGTCCGCGACGTCCGGTTGTAGTAGTTCCAAACGTAGCGCCGCAGCAAACTATCTTCGGTCTGCCCGGTGCTGCTCGTCGTCCTAAACGTGCCCAGATACCGCCGCGTAAGTGATCCGCTTTGCACGTAGATCCCGTCTTGCAGCGTGATCGCCGTCGCCCGCGTCGTCGCGTTCGTCCATGCCACCGCTTGCAGCGTTAGTGTGCCGGTGTTGTCGTAGATGAAGACATCATAATTCGTGTCCGCCGTCAGCCCGCTCAACGACAGCGAACGCTCCGTGAACGTGTAAATGTCCCATCCGGAACCATCATATAAGCTGATCCGGTTGCCCTTGTAGGGCGTGAAGTAAATCGTCGTCGCTGCCGTCACATCAGTGGTTGTCACCGGCGTCCCGCTCGTCAGCGTCAGCCGCCCCTCGCATGGCTGCCCCATCGTGCTCACCGTCGTCAGCGGAATCGCCGTCTCCGTCCCCACGTCGTCCAAAATGTACAGCCCGCCGCTGCGGAAATAAATCTTCCACAGCCCGCTCGCCGGGGTGCTGGGTGTGGCTCCCAACTCGGCGAAGCGCACCTGTTCCAAGTTCTGCGCCCCGTTGGCGATGTTGTTCAGCAGCGTCAGCAGTTGGTTCAGCGGCACCGTCACCGTCGTGTCATTCGCCACCGCCCCGTTCAAAATGCCTGACGTGGTAATACTCATCGTGATCGTCATATGTATCGCTCCAAATAGCTCACCGCCACATCCACTTCGCCCGCCAATGTCACGCGCAGCGTGTTCACCCCCGGCTTCAGCCGTATCCAATCCGGTTGCCGGCTGTCGAACAATTCCATGTCCAGCGCCCCGTTCACCACCACCCACTGCCGCCGCCCGTCGATCTCCAGCGTCTCTCCGTCCGCCAGCGTCCCGCTCCAGCTCACCTCGTCCTCCACCCGCTCATTCACCACCCGCTGGATCACGATCTCGCTCGCGTCCGCCCCGCTGTCGTTCACAATGCTGATCCGCGCCAGCGTGAACGTGTTTCCGCCCACCGTGATCGACAAATCCTCGCTCCCCGTCACCGTCTCCGCCGTCGCCCCGCCGCCCCAATCCGCGCCGCCCCAGTTGAACTCGCCCCACAGCGTCTCATTCCCCGGCGTCAGCCAGAATGGGTCAGGCACTTCGAACGTGATCGGCACTTTAATCCGTCGGTGCGGCACATTGTGAACGCTCATCGGCGTCTGAATATCCGTCACGCGCGCCCAGCACCACCGCTCCACGCCCACCAGCGGCTGCATAAACAGCGGCTGCATTCCCCAGTCCGCCATCTCCCGCACAGAATCCACTTTATCGGTAGCGTCCGCCGCGTCCGTGAATTCCAACCACACGTCCGCTCGCACCGTCCCGATGGCCTGCAACCCGCGCCCCGTCCCCAAGCTGCTGATCCCGCCATGCACCCCCGCCAGCCGCTGCGTCTTCGTCACCAACTGCCCGAAGTTGTCGCTGTAGCTCACCTGCCCATCCGCCGGGAAGGTGTACACCCTGCTGCCTTGTCCGAACCGTGTTAATGTGTGCATCGCTATCCGCCTCGTGCCCGTACCACGTCCAAGAACCCGCGCCCCGCCGCTCGCCCGCCTGCTTCCGTGCTGGCGTTGATCGTGATGTTGTACGTGTTGCCCATCATCCGCTGCGTGTCACCATTGCTGCTCACGTACCCGCTCACCCCCGGCGTGAACAGTTCCGGCCCCTGCTCCCCCACCAGATACGACTGCCCGCCCATCACATCCCCGCCGCCCGCGCGCCCCGGAATTGCATTTGCTCCGGCAGCATTGGCAATCGAGTTAATAAAGTTGTCGCCTAACATGCGGGTAGCCAGATCGCCCAAGAAACCGCTCCCTCCCAACATCGATGTAAATTGAGATTGAGCGGACGCAAACGCTTGATCACGCACTTGCTGAGGCGTAATTTGCCCGCTGGTCACCATCGGCGCAACAACATTCCGGGCATTCTGTCCGGCCACTTTGACGGTGTCTTGAAACTTTTGCAGTTCTCGGTAAGCTGATATAAGTGCCCAAATCGCGGCAGTCACGGTTACAACCGGGCTGAGTAATGCGCTCACCGCTAAAGTGATAGCGCCGGTGGCTGCGGCTGCCAGTGAAGAAGCAGTTGCCAAGCCGGATGTGACTGCCGTCGAAATGCCAACGATGAGGTTATGGGCGATCAATCCCACCCGCATAATCCCAATCGCCAAAATTAAATCTTGGATACGATCAAACAAAAATTGGTTTTCAGTGATCAGATTCTGGATGCTTGTAATAAACCCATTCACGATAGTTTGAGCGCTAATGACCGCGAGGTTAAAGCCGATCATGATGATTCCGACAATGTTTTGCGCTGCGAGCGAGGCTTTATTCAATCCGTCCACAAGAATGATTTGAAGTATTTGCCCCAATGTTTGAGCGCTGACTGCTGCATCACTCAATAGTTTGGACAGACCGCCCGGATAAAGTTGGCTCGCTGCAAATACCAACCCCGCGATTGCGCCGGCCAGCAGAACAACTGGGCTGAGCAATATCCCAAGTAATGTCCCTAAAGTGCTTACCGCCAATCCTACGCCAGCCAGTACTGCCCCCAAACCTACCGCCCCGAACGCCAGTATGCCGATCTGCGCCGTCAGCTCCGGGTTCTGGCTGATCCACGAGATGATCTCCGTCACGATCGGGCGCACGGTGTCCAGCATTTGCAGCAGCGCCGGCACCAGCGCGTACCCCGCGATGATCGCCATCTGGCTTAACTGGCTGTTGAACAGATCCATCTCCGCCGCCGCGCTCCCCATCTGGATCTGCTCTGTCGCCGCCGTGATCCCCGCCACCCCTTCGACGAATGTCCGGTTAAATCCGAGGAAGTCTTGCCCCATCAGCGAGGTCGATCCGCGCACCGCCTCCTGCGTACCCAGCAGCGCCGCCATACCCTCTGTCTGTGCCGTCGCCGTCGCCGCCACCGCTTGCAGCGCGCCCAACAATCCCATCTGCTCAATCGCCGCCTCGCCGGAGTTAAATCCCAGCTCCGCCAGCGCGTCTTTCATCTGCTCGTTCGGCTTCATCAGCGCGCTCATATTCGCGCCCAACTGCGTCGCCGCTTGGCTGGCCGTGTTCCCCTTTGTCGTCAAAAACGCCATCATGCTCCCGACGTTCTCCAGCGGGATGCCCAAGCTCGCCGCCAACCCCGTCACTTGGGGCAGCGCTGCCGCGAACTCGTCCATCGATCCCACGCCCATCCCCACCGTCTGCGTCAGAACATCGCTCACCATCGCCGCTTGGTCAGCCGAATACTGGTAGCTGTTCATCGTGCTGATCAGGGCTTTGGTCGTGCCGGCGAGCTGGGCGTTACCGGCTTGGCTGGTCATGATCGCCGCGTCCAAAATCGCCATATGCGTGGTCGCGTCTTGCACACCGCCCACGATGTCATAAAACGCTTCGGCCACCGCCTGCGGGCCAGCCCGTGTGTTCCCGCCGCTGATCTCCAGCAGATCCAGCGCCAGCCGGTCGATCTGGTCGCGCGTGTAGCCCAGAATCGCGCCGGTGTTCGTCACCGCCTCGTCGAAGTTAATCGCTTGGTTCGTCGCCACGCCGAATAACCCTGCGATCGGAGCCGCCGCCAGACTGATCTGGCCGCCCGTCCGTTGCAGGTTGCCGCCCAGATCGCTCAGCCCGCTCTTGGCGTTGTTTAGTCCCCGGTTAAATCCACTGTCATCAAGGCTCAACACCCCGTACAGCGATGCAACTTGTAAGGCCATAATGCTTCCGATAAGTGTATTTCTCGCTACCCATCACCCTACCAATCGCCTCGCCTTTCAACGCACGGAAACAAAAACCCCCGCCATCTCTGGCAGGGGTTCACTTACTTCTTCTTCGCTTTGCCGTACTTCAGCGCGTCCCGCACCGCCGCGATCTCCAGCACGTCATGTCGTTGTTGCAAGGACATCCGAGCGATCTCACTTGGCGCTACCCCCCGCAAGATCAGCTCCGCGTCCTCAATCCGCTCGATCTCGTCCGGGTAGAACCGCAGCAGCCCCGGTGCTCTGGCCGCCCACTCGTAGTCCTCTGCTAGTTTTTTGAGTTGCGCCGCGCCTCGCCGTTTTGCAGCATCTCCAGCAGTTCCATATACCGGTGACTCTGGATGTAATTCAAACTCTGCGGATCATGCCAGTCGATCTCCTCCGGAGCGTTCGCCAGCAGCCACGATCGCGGCACTGAATCCAGCACCTGCGCCAGCAGCCCCGCCTGCACATCCCCCGTCTCCTCGATCACCGTGAACGCCGCCTCCTGCGCCGCGAAGTACGCCTCAATCGCCGCCGCGTCTCCGTTCGCCGGGTAGGGTCGCCCCAGCGTGTTCTGCGCCCGGCTCGCCCGGCTGGCGCTCAACCCGAACTCTTTGTTCCACTGCTTGCTCACCCGGCTGAAGTCAAACACCGGGCGCTCCTGCTTTTCCCCGTTCGTCCCCATCGTCCTCACACTCCTGAATTTGAAAAGTGCGCTTCACGCGCACATTACCGATATATCTTGGGATATGCTAGAACGTCGCGCCCGCGTACAGATTAGCGGTTGGCACGCCCGTGCTCACCATATCGAATTCGTACATCACCAGCGCCTTATCGTGCTTGGTCGTCGGCCCGCTGATGCTGTTGATCTTGAAGCTCTGCGTGTGCCGGGGTTTCCCCGCCGCATTGCCTTCCGGCCCGTAGTCCACCACCACGATCATGTTCTCTTCCCACAGCGCCGCCATCGTCGCCGCCGCCACCACATCATCATGGATGATCGAAATCTTCGCCTTGACCTTCGACAGCTTCGCCGCCGACTTCGACCAATCGATTCCCGCCCCGGCGGATGTATCTTCTTCGCCGCTTTCGAAGTCCATCGTCATCTCGCGCCAATAGGTTTCGATATTGACGGCGTTCATCCGCAGATAAACATCATTACCACTGTACTCAGCCATTATGCCCTCCGCTCCATCAACAATCTGTATTGGTGCCCGGCGTGATAAATATCTTGGGCACCTGCAAATTTTTCGTGTAAATCGATTGCTCGATCTTCGCTCACCGTCAAAATCTCCCACTCCGGATGGCTCGGCAGCCGCGGGTCAATGTCCTGCGTCCCGCTGTTGTGCAAGAGCGCTGTGATCTCCGCCTCAATCGCCAGCGCCGTCGCCATCTCGTTCGCCACACCCTTCACCGACACCACCACCGTCGCCTTGTGTCGGCTTGGCACACTGGGGGCGCGTCCGCCGCTGGCCATGAAGAACAGCACATACGGCCTTTGCAGCCCGCTGCTCGCCACCGCTTGCGGCTGCACCCGCCCCTCCCACAGCGGCGAGGCGTGTACCAGATGCGCGAACAGCACCTTGAATGCGGCTTCTCTGGCGCTGCTCATGCCTGCTCCAGATTGAGGATGCGCTTTGCGTCCTCACCGAATCGCTTGGCCGCCTCGTCGAATGCCGGTTGGATGAACGGACGCGGTTCCATATCGGCTGTCCCATCCTCCAACATGATTCCGTACTCCACGCCGTCGCTGATCGTCCGCTCCAATGGTGCTGTCTTTTCCCATGTGATCGAAGACTTCAGGTCACCAATATCGATGTTCGGTGGGTATCCCGGCTGGCTGGCCACATGCGTCACGCCGCCGCGCGTATAGGCTTCGCCGGGGGGTGATGTGTTGAAGCTCAGCGTGATGTCCGTCACCATCGACTCCGCCATCCAGTCAAGGAATTCCTCGACCTTATCCGGCGTCCGTGCCAGCAGCCGATCAATCCCCGTCACGTCCACCTTGCTCCAATTGACATTCGCCATCGCTCACCTCGCTATCAGAGGGTAGGGGAGGGATTACTCCCGCCCCCGCATGATGATCGCAGCCACAAATGCCTGATCCGTTAAACGGTCATCCAGCGCGACCACTTGATAAACCGTCCCGTCCGCCATCCTCACCCGGTCGTCCGTCTTGAAAGGAGTCGCAACCGGGCAGATCAAGCGGTACATTTCGACCAATGCCTCTTGGCTGCCGATGATCTCGGTTGAATTGTTGTTGCGCTGCCCCGCGCGGATCACCCGACACGGTACATCGCTCGCAACCACCGTCCAATCATGCAGCGGCGCGCCCATGTCATCGGTCGCCCCGCTCTCGCGTTCAATGGTGCACCTTTCCGTCAGCATCGCGCTCACGTTCCGCCGCACCATCGCGATTGTCCGGTCACTCAACAACGCCATCACACCCTCCGCCCATCACCGTCCAGCCTATCGCGCCATCGCTTCCGATAACGCGCCTTCTCGTGTCTTAATAAAACGCGCTGGGGGCCACGCGGAATTCGCTCTCGCTCGCCGCCTGCACCGCCCCCGTCGCCTCCCACCGGTACTTGACCAGCTTACCTACCATCGCGCTCGTCAGCGTCAGATCGACGTAATACTTGCCCGTGCTGTCCCGGATCACTGCCGCGTCCGTCCCATACACCAGCACTACCGCCGCTCCGCTGCCCACCCGGTAGCGCAGCGTCACCCCTGTGGGATCAGCCGGCACGCCCCCGCTCGTTGCGAAGCTCGCCTCCACCCGCACCAGCGCGCCCACCGGATACTCAGCCATCAGTCACCCGCCAGCGTCAGCGTGTAGGTAAACTGGATGCTGTCGCCGTCCACCACGTTGATCGCGCTGAACAAACTGCGATCCATCATATTGCCCTGCGCTACATCCACATCGTCGAAGACGGCGTGTTCGGTGATCGCCCCGCTGCCATCGAAGGCCGGTGTGCCCACGGTTCGGTACTGCACCGCTGTCGGCTGGCTGCGTGTCCCTGTCGCCCGCACACTGTTGGTCGTCAGGATCGTCGTCGATTCGGTCACCAGCGCCGTCTGGCTGGCCGCCTCTGCTGTCGTCCCCGTCCCCACACCGTGGAAGTTAAACGCGCTGATGTCCGCCGCGCCGTTGTCCAGATCGTCCACCACCATCCCTAAAAAGACGTTGGTGATATTGCGGTAGCACAGCACGCCCAGATCAATCCGCGTCCCGTCTTTGCGGATCAGCTCCCCGCGCAGCTCGCTCACCAGCACCGTGAACGGCGTCACCTTGCCGAACACGAACGCCATCCGGTACCAGAATGCCGCCACCATGAAGCGCCAGCGCAGTTGATTCTTCAGCCGGTAGCCGATCTGCTCGCGCAGGATCGCCCGCCGCTCCCATAGCCCCAGCAGGTGCTGGACCAACACCAGCGACAGCAGCCACACCATCAGCCGCTTCTTCGCGCTGCCCTTGCCCCGGATAACCTTAATGTCCAACTGGCCACCGGCTCCGGCCTGACCACCCAGTGATCCGCTCGTCATAATCTATTCCTCCATGCTGTCATGAGCACTCGCTTGATAGAGTGCCGCGTCACGTGTCGTCGTCGTTCCCGTCGCCCGGTCGCTCACGTTCGCCTTGCCCGGCTGGATCGCCCCGCCGAACGTCGTCACCAGCGCCCCGATCAGGCTGCTCGCCCCCGCCAGCAGCCGCCGCACTTGCCGGTTGATCGTCCCCGCGCCGCTCATCACCCCCGCCAGCGCCTTATTCGTCTGCCGCGTCAGCGTCCCCGCCGCGCTGGCCGCGCCTGCTACGATTACGGTATACAGTCGGGACGCGCTTAACGCGCCCGCGCCCGTCATGCTCCCCGCCAGCCCCCGCCCGATCTGCCTGCTCACCGCACCCGCGCCGCTCGCCGTCCCATCAATCGTCCGCTGCGTCTGCCGCCCTAATGCGCCTGTGCCTGTCACACCGCCCATCAGTTCGACGAAAAAAGCGCCCGCGTTCAACGAAGCGTCCAGCAGTCCCGCGCCTGTCAAGCTCCCACCAAGCGTCCGCGCCGCTTGCTTCACCAGCGCGCCCGCAGCGCTCGCCGCTGCTGCCATCGTGCGCTGCGTCTGCTTGATCACCGCCCCGCTGGATGTGACCGTTCCGCTCACCGCCCGCTGCGCCTGCTTGACCACCGCTCCGCCGGATGTGACCGTCCCGCTGATCGTCCGCGCCGTCGCTCTGGCCAGCGTCCCCGCCGCCGAACTGCTTCCGATAAACATCTTTCTCGTCTCTCGTGCCAGCGCGCCCGCCCCCGTCACGCTCCCCGCCAGCGCCAGCACATACACCCGCACGTTCGTCAGCAGTCCCGCGCCGCTCATGCTCCCGCCCAGCGCCCGCGCCACTTGCTTCACCAGCGCGCCCGCCCCGCTCGTCGTCGCTGCGATCGCGCGCTGCGTCTGCTTGGCCACCGCTCCCGCCGCGCTCACCGTCGCCGTCAGCACCTGCGTGAACACCGTCGCCGTGCTGATCCAAACCGGCCCCTCCGGTGTGCCGCCCACATGCAGCACCGCGTCCGGGTTGTTGCCCGTCGCGTCCACCGAAGTCGTGCCGCTGCCCTCGTCCAAGTGGTACAGCCCCGTCGTGTTCGCGTCGATGTCAAATCGCGCCGCCGGTGTATAACTGCTCGTGTAGCGGATAATGTTGCTGAAGCGGATCTCGTCCAGCGCGCCCACCGTCAGCTCGCCCACCCCGTGCTTCTCCCTCATGAACACCGCGCGGTTGTTATAGCTCCCGTCCGGGTTCACATACCCCGCCGGATAATCCCAGTCCTGCGCGTCGAACGTCCCGCTCGCCTCCTGCACCCCGTCCAGCCAGATCACCACCGCGCCCGTCGTCCGGTTGTACGTCAGTGCCACATCGTGCCACTCGCCGTCCCCCACGTTCGTCGTCCCGTAGATCGTCGCCCACGTCCCGCTCACCCCCGCCACGCCGAAGCACAGCACCAGATTCGCCCCGGATCGCGACAGTCCCAGCACCCGCCCCCATGTGTCGTCCCAGCTATCCCAGTCCGTCAGCGGGTGTGAATAGCGAGCGTCCGCCGCCGTCGCCGTGTTATCCGCCGCCAGCGCCCGGAACTTCATCTCAATCGTCTGGTTGGCTGGCATGTTGATCGGGTAGGGGTCTACGCCGTCCTCCAGCAGGATCGACATGCTGTTGTAGTTCTGGCCACCGTCGTCGCCGTAAAATTCCAGCGCGTATTGGGCGATCAAATTGAGCGCGCTGCTCAAGCTGCCCACCCAGCTCACGCTCCCGCCCAGCGTCCGCGCCAACCGCTTCACCAGCGCGCCCGTCGCGCTCGTCGTGCCCGCCGTCACCTTATTCGTCCGCTTGATCACCGCCCCGCCGCCCGTCACCGTCCCGCTCACCGACTGCGTGTATTCCGTCCCGCCGCTGGGCGCGATGTAATCCCCGCCGCCCGCGTTGTCGAGACGGAAGGTGGTGCCGTTGCCATAAAAGCCGATGTAACCGGCGCTGTTGTAGGTGCTGTCGGTACGGGTGGCGATGACCGACCATGTGCCGCTGCGCTGGCGCTCGATATTAATGGAACTGCCCACCGCTTGGATCATCAACGAGTCGCCGGCTTGTGCCGCGTTGGTCAGCGCCGCGCCAAGCTGCGTGTTGCTGTTGGATGTAACACGAAAGATGTAAATATCTTGACTGCCGCCGTCGTTGTAAATTTCGACGACGTAACCATTGGTGTTGGTCGTGGGGGTGCAGCGCACGAAAAACCCGATCCACTCGCCGTTGCCGGGCAGGGTCGGGATGTCCATGTAAAATTCGCTGTCCGGGCCATAGGTCGTGCTGCGGCGGGCAATGCTCGTCGCCCCGCTGCCATTGTTGGCCTGATTACTGTTGACCTGTAGCGTGATGCCGCTGATGCCGAGGATGTCCCCCTCTGTCCAGCCCGTGCCGAGGACGCTGTCATTTGCCCGGTTAAATTGGTCGATTAGGCCAGCGGTAGGTGTCATCGCTTGGCCTCCCGGATGATCTTCTCAACCTCGTCAACCGGCTTGGTCGCTGCCTTTTGCTCCTCTAGCACCACCTCACCCCGCGCCGCGTCGTAATACCCAAGCTGGGATCGTTGCGCGAAAAATTCGACCACCTGCTTCTGCGTCACCACTGACAGGTCATCGCCCAGCGTCGTCTGGATTTCTTTTTCGCTGTAGCCGAGGGATTGCATCTTCTCACGGATGCCGTTGAGCGTGTCCCGGTCTGCGTCTTGCAGGTTGTTCACGATCTCGAAGAAGTCCGGATCGCGCCGGATCTGGTTGAGCACCGGCGTGGGCGCGTCCACCTTCACCAGCGCCATGTTGCCGACGATCTCGATCTCGTCCCACGCGCCTTTCTCCGCTTGGATGGCACGGGTGTAGTCATCCATCGCGCAGTATCGTATGGTGCGCTCACCACGCTGCCGCAGCCGGTACGGGACGATAAACCATGCCATGCCTCACCATCGCTTCCGATAAGCCCTATTCTTCACCGTAATCCGGCGTCTCTTTTTGCCCGCTGTCAGGCCGGTACGCATGTCGCCCGCCGCCGCTGAACACCGCCCCCCGCCCGAACTGCTGCTCTTTCTTGGCCCGCAGCTTCAGCCAGTCGTCCGCGCTCCGCCGCCAGCTCACCGTCAGCCAGTCCGCCGTCATGTCCGGCTCGTGGCTCAACTTGGCGATCACCTCATCAATCAGCGCGATCACCGCGTCCTGCACCCCGCCGTCCTCATCAATCGCGAACTGAATTTGCTCGTCGCTGAAGATGGCCGTCTGCTCGTCCGTGTCGCCCAAGTGCCGCCGCACCCGCGCGATGTCATCCGGATCTTCGAGGTCGTAGGTAAACGTCATCGCCCGTCGTCCCACACAATCGTCACCGTCACGCCGTCGCCGTCGTTGGCTTGCGCGATGGTCGCCCGTACATAATCATTCACGGCGATGGGCGCGCCCATGCCGGTGATGTCCGCCCCTGCTTGGTTGTCCGCCTGTGCCATCGGGTAAAACCATGCGTCCGTCGCCGCGTTCGCGATCGTCAAGATCGGCATGGCCGGGCTGTTGTTCGCCTCTTGTATCGTCACGTCCGTCGTCGCCCCCGGCGGACTCTCCAGATACGCCACATGCACCGCCATGATTCGCCCATCGATGGGTCGCGACGATACCGCCGTCGCCGTCGCCGCCCCCGCGCCACCCGCCGCCCCGCTTGCCGTGATCACTTCGCGATGGATTGCCATAGTCCCTCACTCTCTGTAAAAAATCGCTGCCCTCCGCGTGGAAGGGCAGGTATGGATTAGGTCGAGGCCGTCACTGGAACCAGCGCGCCGGTTTCGTCGATGGCGTTGGTCGCGTAGTTCTGGCTGCACAGGCACGATCCGGGGTCGAGCAGTCCCGCGATTCCCGTCGCGTACAGCGTCCCGATCCGGTTGTTGGTGATCAATCCCGTGAAGGCCACGTTCAGGTCAATCCCGTTCTGGTCGGTGGTGTCGCCGTTGTAGATAACGTTATCCGCGATCAGCAGGCTCACCCCCACCGCGCCCTCACCGATGATCGGCGCGTCGCTCCAGATGCCCGTGAACTGGTTGCCCACGATGCGCACATAGTCGCAGTCGTCCAGCCGGATCGCCTCCGCTGCCCCCGCCGTTTCCTCCGCGCGGAAGTAGCAGCCCTGCACCGTCGCCAAGTTCACCGCGTCAATATCGACCATCGTCACGAAGTCGTCGCCGGTTTCGTCGAACGTGAATTCGAGGCTGTCCAGCGTCACACCGTCCGCGTCCACATTGATGCCCACCACCACCGCGCTCACGCTCGCCCGCAGCACCACGTTCGAAAGGCGCGTGTTGGCCGCGTCCATCTCAATCGTGCCCGCCGTCGCCGTGTAGGTCAGCACCGGACGGTTGCGCCCGTGCCCCAGCCCGATGATCTGCACGCCCGCCACATCCACCACCAGCGAGGTCGCCGCGCTGATGTTCTCCGCGTGTCCCGGCATGACGATGATGATGTCGCCCGCGTTCGCCGTACACTTGCCCACCGCCCCGTCAATCGTCGCCATCGGCGCGCTGGGGCTGTCGCCTTCGTTGTTGTTGCTCCCCGTCCCGCTGTGGACGAAGACATACTTGCCGGTTGTCGGTGGAATCAACGAACCGCCGCCGATCACGGGGACGCCGAAGCTGCTGATCCCATTCGGAAAATTCGTAAGCATTTTTCACCTCGCTCATATCAAACGACCCCGCCGAAACAGGGTCGTTCAGTCTATAGAATGGAACTTATCAGAAGCGATTAGCTGGGGTTGCTGCCAACCACCCAGCGGAAGTCCTGCCAGCCGAAGCTGTAACGCATACGGGCATAGAAGCTGCGCACCAGCGTTCCGCCCAAGTCGTCCGCCACGCCGAATTCCGCGTTCAAGCGCCAGAACCACAGCAGCGACTTCACCGACATGCCCGCGTCGATCACAAACCACTTCTTGCCCGTGATCAACGGGTGAATGACCGGCACGATCCCGGTGTGCGTATTGATGGCGTTGTTGCCGGTTTCCGGTTCCTGCGGGCTGCCGGTCAGCTTCAGCGCCGTCATGCGGAGCTGCCGCCCCACCACGAGGTGAGTCGCCATCGCCACCGTCTGCTCGCCGCGGTCGTCGCCCAAGCCTTCGAGCTGCACCACCGCCTCTTCAAGGTTCGCCTCGTTCAGCGCCTTGGTGCCGAGGTAGTTGTCAACTAGCTGCGCGTCGCTCTTGCTGCGCGGGTGCGAATCGCTGCACAGTGCCACGCCGTCATAGCCGAGGTAGCTGGAGCTGAAGGCGTTGTTGAACACACTCGCCTCGTCCTTCACCACCTTGCGGTTGAACGACTGTCCGAGGTTGCTGGCGCTGTCGAAGATGCCTTGATACTGCATATCCTCCAGCAGCTCCTTCTGCACCTTGAACCCATTGGTCAAAGTCGTGTGCGTCCACTCGATCTGGTAATCCGGATCAGCGGCGTCATAATGCACCTGACCATCCCACGGCTTCGGGTCGCCGAAGCTCCCCACTCGCGCTGTGGTTTCCTTCGACTTGCTGCTGCGGCGTACACCGTACACCGGCCCCAGCAGTGACGGGCTGATCTGCCGGTAGTTCTGAAAGAAAATTTCAGTCAGCACCGGGTCAATGTCGGTCAGGTTTTCGAATGCCCGTGCAGTCTCCACATGCCACGCGCGGCGCTGGCTCAGGTCAACCTGAGCTTCGGCGTGGCGGGGGCGAGCTGCGCGGCGCGTAAGCGTATTCAGTAACTTGTTCATCGTCTTGTGCCTCTTGTTTGCTGCGCTACGGCTTACGCCCAGCCGAATGCGTGGTTACCGTTAAAAATGACCTGCGTCGGTTCGTCAGCCGCGCTGCTCTTCCAAACGCGGAAGTCGTTGTTGCTGGCCGCGGCCAAGCCCATCCCGCCCGTCGCCAGATCGAGCAGATCGCCAATCGTGCGCACATTCGGGTCATACACTTCGTAGATCGCGCCGGGGTTGCAAATCACGCTCACCACGTGACCATCAACCGTGTTGTCCACGTCGTGGGTCGCAATGCCCAAAAACGCGCTGTCGTTGGTCGCGCCGCCATCGGCCTCGCCCGACTCCAGATTGACCATCTCGCCGCTGCTCAACACTTCCGATGCCTGCACGACGATGTCCTTGATAATCGGCTGGCTCCCGTCTATGGAACCAACCCATCGAAATCCTGCCATTATTCGTCACCTCGCTGAATAGTCGTTTTCGATTCGCGGCGCTTGGCGATCTCCTCCGCCTTGACAATGTACCCAGCCGCGCTGGCCACCTCTGCGGCGCGCCGGTCTGCGTCCGTCACCTTCACCTCGCCACCCTTGCCGCCTTTACCGCTGCCCGCCCCGGCGTCGAATTGGGGGGCAGGGGGTTTTGTTAAATGCCCTTCGTTGGCGTTCAGCCACGCTTGCAGCTTCTCCGGTGCATAATCCACCGGTACCAGCGTCCGCGCCTCTTCCGGCAGCTTCCCGATCCGCGCCTCATTGCTCTCGCGGATCACCTTCTCCAGCGCCTCCGCCCGCTCCTTCACCGGAGCCAGCGCCGCCAGCTCTGCCGCCCGTTGTTCTGCGATGGAGCGGTAGTCGCCTTCTTTTTCGAGCTTCTCCCGCTGCGCCCGTTCAATCGCGGCTAACCGTTCGTTCAAGGTCGCGCTCTGGTTCTTGAGCTGTCCGATGGCCGTGTCACGTTCACCCACGCGCTTGTTCAGCGCTTCGATGATTCGCTTGGCCTCGTCCAAATCCTTCGGGTTGTACTTGCCGCTGTCGTCGCCTTGCTGCTCGCCACCGTTCTGGCGCTCGCCGCCAGCATCACCGCCGCCCTCGCCCTCGCCGCGCCATGTCCGCCGCCGCCGCAGATCAACCGTCGCCTCACTGCCGTTCCGTCGTGCGCTGCGAATTGTCGTTTGGGTCAAATGTGTCAAAGGCATCGCGCCTGTCTCCTCTATGGCATCGCGCCACCTGCGTCTTGTGGCGCACCTCCGGCAGCCAGCGTCCCGGCCCTCCATCAGTGCGCCTGATAGTCATGCTCAGTATTTCGCTCACCCCCGCCCTATAACGCACAACAAAATCCCCCGCCGCGGCGAGGGATCGCTTCCGATAAGATGTATTCTGTGCGTTGACCGGCGCGCCCAAACCTTACGCTTGCCTCAGCGCAATCGTAAATCAGCAGGAGACTCATCATGATCAAATTGACAGCCGCTCGCCGGCAGCGTTCCGAAGCACCGGTTAATCTCGCCCGCGTCCGCCGCTGGCACGTCGATGCCACCATCACCGCCACACAGGTCGCGTGGGTTCGCGGCGTCCGTCCGCGCACCGTTCGCGGGGGTGCAGCCATCACCGCCGGGCAGGTGGTCTACAAAAACACCGCCACCAACGAGCACGAACTGGCCGACGCCGATACCGATACCGCCAGCGAAGTCGCCGGCATCGCCATCAGCGACGGGCAGGATGGCCGTGACATGCTCATCGCCCCGCCCGGTGCCGTGCTCAATGTCGGATTTACCACCGTTGCCGGCACCATCTACGTCCTCTCCACCACCGCCGGGGGCATCGCGCCGGAGGCCGATCTCGCCCAAGGTGATTTTGTCGTCGTGCTCTTCGTGGGCAACGGTACCGCCGTCGTCGAACTCATCGCCAAAAAGGGCACCGCTGCACACGCCTAATGGTTGCCAATCGTCAAAACCCGCGCCCCGGCACGGTCACCGATCTCGTCAACCGGCTGCTCGACAAGGGCTATAACCAGATCGCGCAGCCGGTCATCGACGCCATCGCCGCCTCCGTCACCTCCGGCCTCATCCAGCGCCGCTTGGACGAGCTGGACGCCGAAGCGCAGCGCTTGGACGAGCTGGGCGAGCGCCTCACGCCCGACAACCCCGTGCTCCGCGCCTTACTCGCCGATCTCGAAACCACCCTACGCCGCGATGCCGCCCGCATCAACGACGCCAGCGAGCCGCTCCAAGCCGCCGCCTCCAGCGCCGCCGCCACCATCCAGCGCCAGCTCGCTCTCCCCGGCATGACCAACGCCCAGCTTCGCGCCATCGGAATGCGCTGGAACGTGCCCGATCCGGAGCGCGTCGCCCGCCTCGTCACCTATGCCCAGTCCCCCGCGTGGGCTGCCCAGCTTCGCCAGTACGGCCCCGACGTGCTCAACATCGTCAACAATCAGGCCATCCGCGGCAGCATCGCCGGCTGGGGATCGCTCCGCACCGCCCGCGAGATTCGCAGCATGACCGAATCCATCCCCGCGCATCAGGCCAACAACCTCATGCGCACCCTCAACCTCACCTCCTACCGCGACTCCGCCGCCATCCACCAGCAGGCCAACCTCGCCATCGCCCAGCAGGTCATTCGCATCGCCGCCCTCGATCTGCGCACCTGCCTCTCCTGCGTCGCCCAGCATGGCATGGTCATTTGGGACTCGTCGCGCGATGTCAACGCCCCCGTCCCCCGCGTCAACGATCATCACTCTGGCCGCTGCACCAGCATCATTGTCGTCACCGGTCGCGCCGTCAACATCATCCCCGGCCCGCAGTGGTTCGCCGCCCTCTCTCCCGAACGTCAGGCGCAGCAGGCCAGCTTCGCCAACTCCCCCGGCAAGCTCGAAGCCTACCGCAGCGGCCAAGTCCAGCTTCGCGATTTCATCCACCGCTACGACGATCCCACCTTTGGCCCCATGCTGCGCGAAGCCTCGCTCGCCGGTGCGCTCGCCCACGCCGGTGACTAACCGCTGCATATTTTCATTCGCTTTTTTGGAATAATTTTCGAGTGTTTTTTGTCGAGAAATGAAAAGAGCCGGGCGTCCGACTCTTTCCACACTGCCATCATTAAAAAAGTTTATAGTTGCGGAGGATGGATTTGAACCATCGGTCTTCAGGTTATGAGCCTGACGAGGACGACCACTCCTCTACCCCGCATCGTCTGATACTGCCTGAATAGGGTGAGCGGGACTTGAACCCGCACGTCTTGCGACAGAAGGCTTTAAGGCTCCCGTGGCTGCCATTTCACCATCACCCTGTTGTTAAATGAGGCGACTAGCTGCGACGGCTGCTAGCTCATTAAGGTAATGCCCGCTCCGCCCCTCTTCTTCTCGCCTTGCGGCTCAGATTCGCCGGTGAGCTTTCCGCGAACCACCTCATCGCTTCCGCTCCATCACGAGTTCGCGCCCCGGACGCGCTGATAAGGTCTTTGTACTACCTACTCGCGACTTCCTCGCTTCCCTAGCTCCCAGTAAAGATTTCAAGCCTCACTGGTGAAAACCACTCTATCCAGCCGCATGGCCACTAACGCACAGAATTGGATTTATCAGAAGCGAACCTAATACTTCACCACATCTTCCCGACAGGCTTCCAACTCAGTCCGGCAGCGGCGAAGCTGCTCAATGTGGTATTCGTTCACCAGTGGTTGCAGGGGTGCAGGCCATGCGTATTCCGCTTCCAAGTTCAGCATCACCTCGCTTCCTGCTGCGTGTCGCCCCGACTGGCGCGTTGTCGGTGTCGGTCATGGTATTTTACTTTGACTTTTTACAACTCAGGATTGGAGCATAAAGCACGATCTTAGGCGTTTTAATCCAGTACCGTCCCATCGCAGTTGTTTTCTGGTACTGAATAGCATCAAAGAGGTTGGGGAACTCCTTAATACCTTCTATGCCATTGATGCGGATAGGTTTCTCGCTTCGCTCACTCATGTGTTTCCTCCTACATACTTTCCCATTCTCTGGCATGACGTTTAGCAAGTATGTGCAGACGCTTTTGCATCCGTTCAAACGCTTCTTCTTCCCCTTCGGATGCGGCGTATACGTCAGGCTCCAAAGCGGCAAAGCCACTAAATAAACGAGATGCGTAATTGTCAACAGCAGATAAATGATAAATGAGTGATCCCACTTCCCCTTTAGGTCGCTGTAAATAACCTTCGCTATCATCCCAAACATTTTCACCCGCCTTAGCTAATACCCCCCAAATTGCTTGCAGGTTCTCCTGCAAAGCCTCAAAGGTATAAAAAGGGTTTTCTTTGCCCTCTGCGACATCCAGTACATACTTTTCACTAAAACTTTGGCCTTCCATTTCTACCCTTCCTTTAACTCCCAAACTTGCTTATAGAAATAGTGTTCCGGCTTCAACTGGCAACGCCCGCAGACCGCCAGAAACGTCTCCATGTCCGGCGTTTTCCCGCTGCCGGTGCTGCCGCCATTGCCCAATGAGTTCCAGCGTCAAAGTGCGTTGGGTAGCCGTCGTTCGGTCTGATTCTGTCCGTTCCCATTCCCCGCCCCCTGTCCATCATTCGCCATAAAATTCTCGAAGTTCGGCAGCAGCATCATCGTGGCCTGCGTATCCTCCCGCTTTTCCGCCACCATCTGCTCGATCTCGTCCTCCGTCCAATTCGCCATCGTCGATTGGCTCAGCAGCCGCAGCGCCGCCCGGTCATACCCCCACTTCTGGAGCTGCACCGCCGCCGCCAGAATATCCGCGTCGTTCCGCACCTGCGCGCTCTTCCACTGCGTGTTGATGCTGTCCAGTGGGGGAGGGTTAGCCGTCCCGTACAGCGTTTGCATCAGCGCCGCCAGCCGCATCAGATCCTCGTAGCTGTTGCCGAAGCTCACCTGCGCCGATTGGCACTTGCCCACCAGCCGCACATCCCGCTGCTTCAACGCCTCGCCGCTGGAGCTGTCGCCGCCCATCATCCCCGGCACCGGCGTGCTCGTCACCGTCCCGATCTGGTTGATCAGCCATTCCGCTTGCTTGATGAGCTGTTCCACATTCCCCGCCTCGATCCGCTTGAGGTCGAACGCGTTCAGCATCGTCGAAAGCGCCGCCGCCTCGTCCTTGTCCGTCGGGATCATCGGGCTGCCGTCCTTGTTTTTGATCATCGCCGTCATCACCATCCCCGGCGTGATCCCGTTCGGCGCTTCCCACCCGCGTGAAAAGAGGATCGAGAACGCCGTCAGCTCGCCCGTCATCACCATGCTGATCAGCGTCCGGTTCAGCGAGTCTTGCAGCGGGATCGCGTCGTTCAGCTCGCTCGTCACATCCTTCTTCCGCGCGAACCGCACCACCGGCACACCCGGCGCTGCACCATTGCGCGTGATGTCCTCCGCCTCGGTCATCAGGCTCAGCGCCCCGTCGTCCGGCGCGATGTACCGCTCCAACCGGTTCTGATAATAAAGATTCACGCGGGTGTCGTCGCCCTCATAAAACACCTTCGCCGCGGCGACAATGTTCTCCCCGCTCCGGTCATACACCACCAGCACGCCCGTGTACCCGTCCCACGCCAGCTCATGCGCCAGCTTCACCTGCTTCAGCACGTCGCTGTATTCCGCCATCACGAACGTCTCGCCGTCCCGCAGCGCCGCCGTGTGCACATCGATCTGCAACCCATCGAAGCGGTTCACCTTCAGCAGCTCGTCGATCCACCCCTGCGACGCCTCATCCCCCGCGTTGATCCGGTCAACGTTCAGCCGGTCTGCCATCGCATCCACCACCATCCCGCAGTAGTTGGCGTTGTAGCGGTCGAGCACATCGTCCTTGATGTTCATCATGTTCTTCTGCGCCGCCGTCAGCGTCAGCCGGTGCGAGCCGCCGTAATAATTGCGGTACAGCTCCACAAGCTGCCCGCTCAAGCGCATCTCCTCCTGCCAATCCTCGCTCACCAACCCCTCAGCCCGGAACCGTTCTGCGATCCCCGTCAATACGTTTGACATAATCACCTGCCAATATACGACTTGCCCGTCACGCTCACTTGATAATCCGCCCGCGCCTTCACCACCTGCACCGCGAAATACCGTGTCATGTCCATCAGGTGGAAGGTCGCCTTGTCCTTGATGTTCTTGGTCGCCTCGCCGTTTTTGATCTCCCGCGCGTACCGCAGCGCCTCGTCCCACCAATCATGCAGATCGTCGAAGATGTACAGCCGGTGCTCGCGGATGAGCTGGTCAACCCGGTCAATCCCTTCCTCCACCTCTGCCGTCGGTGGTTCTTTGGCCGGTTTTGCCCCCGCCGCCTCATAATCCTCGCGCCAATACTTCTCCGACTTTGCCCCCACCGCCCACCAAATAACGCGCTCGCCTTCCCGTTTCGCCAGCGCCACATCATCCGCCGCGTGTTCCTTCGCGTTCCGCCGCTTCCCGCCTTTCTCGATCCGGTACAGGTAGTAAACGTTTTCCACCGGATCATGCGCGAACCACCCCTTGCCCGGATTCACCACGCCCGGATCAACCGCCTCCATCCGTGGCCATTCTGCCGGCAGCGCGAACCGCCCCACCTTATGCCCGCCCTCGTGCCGCAGCTTGTCGCTCAGCGCCTCATAAATCACCGCCGGAGGCCGCCCGAACTGCGCCATGTAATCCATCGCAAATTGCCACGGCTGCATCGTCCGCCGCAGCGAGTCAAACTCCGCTTGGCTGAAAAACGGGTTGACCGTGCTCACGAAGCTGATCACGTCGATCTCGTCGTCGCCCCGCTCCCACAGGTCATAAATGTCCTGCTTCAGCCACCCCAAATCATACGGCGTCGTCGTCCCCAGCGCCGGGCCAGCCGCCAGCGACAAACGCCCGCGCACATCCTTCCACACCGTCGGCGCATAAAGCCCCGGCTCGTCCATCCACGCCGCCTTCGCGCTGAACGACTGCATCCCCGGTTCGCTCTCCGCCGTCCGCAAGATGATGCGTCCCCACATCTTTTCGTGGTCGCTCGCCCCCAGCGCCCCGAACGCGCCCGTCTCCAGATCGGCCAGCTCCAGCACCCGGTCGCCCGCCCAGTACCGCGCGATCCCCAGATCGTTCACGAAAAACTGCTTCAGCGCCGGCATCATCTTCGCGATGAACAAATCCGCCGTCGCGCTGATCGCCAGATAGTCGCCCTTGCCCGTCCGCAAAATCTCGCGGAACAACCACAGCGGCCCGAAGATCGTCTTGCCGCTCTGCTTCCCGGCGATCATGAACACGAAGCGCTTGTCACTCTCCCAAGCGCGTCGCTGCCCGTCGTGCAAATACACCCGCACGACCTTATTCGCTTTGTCAACCGTGTATAGGGGTTGGCTGCCGTCCTGCCCCTCCACCACGATCTCCCACTGTTTCGGTGGGGGAGGGTCTTCGCCGTACAACTTGCGGTACAGCGCCGCAGCCGCCGCGCGCTCAGCCTTCACGTGCCAGAATATCCCTTATCGGAACCAATGCCGCAGCGCAAACCGGGTCACGAACAGCACCACCCGCGCCAGAACCAACAGCCGCAGCCATACGCTCCGCCGGTTGTAACCCATCGCCGCGTAAAAATTCAGCCCCGTCTCCCACAGCTCCCGCCAGAAATGCGGATGCCACCACAGGATCGTAATATCCACCCACACCTTGCCGTCCCGCTCATACGTCCGCCCCTGCTTCAGCCACTTCGGCAACCTCGCCATCATGCCCCCTTTGCCATCTCGCGCTCGCGCACCATCTCGCCGAACTGCCGCAGCACCTCCGCCACGTTCAGCCCCAGCTCGTCCACCATCTTCGCCACATCATCCGGCAGCTCCATCAGCGCCCTGCCGTCCTTGCCCGTCACCTCGTTTCGCTCCACGAAGCCCTCGTCCTTGCCCAGCGTCTTGAGCACGAACATGTACGCCCGCACATGCCCGTCGCTCTCCGCGTTGTTGATGTCGTTCACCAGCGCGCTGGTCGCCTTGCCGATCAACGATGATCGCGCCGCGTCCAGCGCCTCTTGCAGCTCTGGCCATTCCGCCAGAGCGTTGTCCACCGTCTGCCGCGAGCAGCCCACCGCCGCCGCCACCGCCGCCTTCACCCCGTGCGATTCCATGATCGCGCTCAAAAACTGCTCTTTGGTGTAGCGCGGCCTGCTCCCCAGCTCGCTCCCGCCTTGCTTTTCATACGCCGCCTTCAGCTCCGGGAATCGCTTCAAGTACCGCCGCACCGTGCTCGTCGAACAGTGCAGATAATGTGCAATCGCCGTCGGGCTGCTGCCCACCTTTTCAATCGCCAGCCGAACCGACGTCACGTCGAATTTCCGCTTTTCCATGCCAACCACCTAGACTCGTCCAAACGGCGTGTCGCCACGTCCGTTTTTAATCGACTTTCTAAACGACTATGAGAAGAAACCATAAGCCAACCTTCAGCCTATCAACGCC